TCACATGTGGCGCAAGGCTTCTAGCGTCTTTGTTTCTTCTTGCTTTTGACTCTCCTCTAATAAATGACTATATGTCGATAGGGTAGTAGTTATATCTGCATGTCCTAATCTTTTAGAAATATAATGTATTGATATACCTTCATGTATTAGCATAGAGCAATGTGTATGACGTATGGAGTGCAATGTGTAATTACCTATTCTATTGTTCAAACAAAAGCGCTGTAGTACCTTAGAAACTGCGTTATGTGTAATTAACGATGCACCAGTTCTGAATATATCTCCATCTAAATTAATAGGGAAGTGGTTTAATACTTGTCTAACATGTTTAATGTCTTCACGTGAAATTTTAATCACACGATCTGATGTAACATTTTTAGTACCTCTAATATGAACAGTTTCATTTTCTATATCGAAATCTTTATATCTCATTTTCTGAATTTCACTAAATCTAGCACCAGTTACAATAGCTAAATATATAAATAGGTAGGATAATTGGTTTTGACTTTGTGCATATTCTTTTAACTTATAAAAATATTCTAGTTGCATAAACTTATCTTCCTCTGGTTGCTCTTTAACTGCACCTTTTATATTAACTTTATAAGTAGGGTCTTTATAAATGATTCCTTCGTGTAAAGCATCTTGTATTGCTGAACGTAAACAGTAATTTAATTTTCTAACAGATTCTGTAGTTCGTGTACTTGCATATGAGTTAATTAATTCTTGATATTTCGTTTTAGTTAAATCTTTTAATGCTAAGTTACCAAAGTGTTCTTCAAAAACATTCTTTGCATTATAGTATGTTTTCACTGATTTAGGTGTTAGATAGGGTTCCTTGTGAACTTCTATCCACGAATTAAAGTATTTCACAAACGGTGTTTTATCATCTTGGGCAAATCCTTTGTTAGCTTTTTCGAAAGCGTCATTCATTGCTATAGTTGCGTCTATTTTCTTCGTAAAGCCCGATTTTCTATAACGTTTACCGTTTAAAACGAAATCGTAGCGCCATTTATTTCCTTGCTTCTTGACTGTCATTGTAATTCCTCCTAAAAAAGATAAAAATATATAGGGCAGAGGTGACTGCCCGATAGTTTATTTATTAGCTATTTGTTTTAATAATTCTATAATTTCATCGTTTTGCTTAATTAATTTGTCATTTTGAGCTATTTGGATGAAATTCTGATTTTGTTGTGTTTGATAGTAGTTATACATGGCTTGTTTTTCCATATTTAAAGTAAAAGTACCTAAAGCGTGGTAAAATTTATCAAAGTTTGCCATTATGTTTTGTTTGTTGAATGCATCCAATGTTGTTTGACTTGGATTATATATACCTTGTGTAGTAAAAAATTTTATTAATCTGTCATAATTAGCTTCTTTTATTTCTTGCTCTTTTATCTTAGCCATTTTAGCCTTATGATTTTCGTTTTTTATTTTAGAATCAACTTTTTCTTTTGTATGTTTAAAAGATGCTTCTTTTATTAAATCTATATAATTCTCACTTGATAGATTTATAGGATCATCTTTGATATATTGCAAAACTACTATATCTTTTTGATTTCTATTCAATGATTTAAATATTTTTAAATCAGAATCGCTTAGTGTCTTCTTATATTTTCCTTCGTTCCAAGAAATTTTGTTTTGTTCTTTAAAACCTAAACCCATAATAGATTTCCCCTTTATTCAATATTCTTATACTCAAATACTTGTAAAGGCTCAAATTTTATTACATAACCTTTATAGTATGTGGATAATCCGTACTTCATTTTGTAATGCTCAATAGCATCTAACACATAACTTTTTGACACTTCAAAAAATAGGGCGATTTCATATAAATTGTGGCAATAATTTTTGAATGCATCCACGATCCCCTGCAACGAAATAATTTGTTCCATAGCATAACGTCTTGCATATCCTTCGAATTTTCTATTATTAAACTTTGATTGGTCAGTAATGTCTCCCCAAGTTAATTTGTGGTGGGCGACTTCTTCTGCAAGTACTTGTACTTTTTTATGATAAGGCAATGTTTTGTCTATAAGTACGTAGCCATCTGAATAAAAACCATCATAACCATTTGGTAGTTTATGACAATCTTTAATTTGTAAGTAACTATGCTCAATCATTAAATTTTCGTAATGAGACATAAATCATTCCCCTTTATCTTCGCGTTTCAATCTTTCAATTAACCCCATAATATACTTAATATCTTCTTCATTGTGTAATTCTCCGTTTAAGTGCGCTGCCATCGTTTGTGGCTTTTCAACATGTAAATCTTTTCGTCCACTCAACTCATCAAGGGATATATTAAAATAATCTGCTAACGCACTTGCGTGATCCATTGACGGGCTTGTAATCCCTTTTTCCCATCTATCAATCGATGCTTTAGAAAATTTCAATTCATATTTATTGTTAAGTCTGTCACTCAATTCTTTTAGTGATAGGTCATGTGATTTTCTAAGTTTGAATAGATTTTCTGCGAAAGTTGTCATATAAGTATCTCCTTGATTTGTATTTTACAAACTTATTATATAAGTTTGTTCTCAAATTTGCAACACTTTTTACAAACTTTTTTCTCAAAAATGAAATTTATTTGTTGACACCGAAAATATAAGCGTGTATTATTCATGGTGTAATCTCATAAATGAGACGAAAGGAGGTCAAACATTGAGTAACCAGAGATACAAGAAATTAAGATTGTTACTTGAAAAAGAAGATATTCGTCACAAAGAAGTAGCTGATTTAATTGGCATGAACCCTGCAAGATTCAGTCAAAAAATCAATAGAAATAAGAGTAATTTTACTATCGATGAAGCAAGTGCGATTTGTGAAGTGTTAGATATTAGCATGGATGAATATTTTTTTAATCATAACGTCTCAAAAATGAAACGAAAGCAAGTGACATAAGGAGGGAACGGAATGAACTTAAAACAAGCATTAAAAATAACACTCCTAATCGTCATCTTGGCGGAAGAGATTAAGAGTGTTGGGAGACAAATAGAATGTTATTTGAATTCTAAAGTATGTCCGAATTGTAAAAATAGAATCATAAAAACTGCTAACTATTGTTCAATGTGTAGATTCAAATTTAATTAAACAATGACTTTTTAACTGTTTCACTTACTACATCAATAAGCAAATTTCTAGTTCCTTCTTGCACATATTCAGCAGCACGAGACATGTACTTTTTATATTTAGCTTGAGCTACTGGTGTTGATGAAGATTCAATAATTAAATCTGGAATTGCGTTTTTGATAATTTCTTTTTGGTTTTCGTTCAATTCTTCATCTAAAGAAACAAGTTCAACAGCATTGTTTAAGAGTTTTTCTGTCCAAGGATACGGATTACCACATTCGTGACAATAGTTAGGAAATTGGAAATTACCAGGCCCAATAAAATTAGGAATACGATAACTACCTTGAATAGCTGAACCACAATTTAAACAATTTGAAATCGTTGATTCGCCACATTCTTTACAAAATTTTCTATAGTTTGCATTAATACTTGAAGAAACATGTCCGTTCAAACAAATAGTAGCATTTTCATAATAACCCATAATTAACACCACCTACTATCGCAGTAGCGATAAATAAATTATACCAGAAAGGAGTGGTTAAGATGACGCAACTTACAGTAACGATCCCAGAAGAGTACGTGTTAATTACTCGAGAAGAATATAACGAGTTACAAGAAAAAGAAAAACCAATCTGGTGGTCGATGCAAGATTTGATAGATGAAACTGGATTTGGATATCAATGGTTGATGAAAAATATATTAGACAATCCAAAATACATTAAGCAACTTAAACACTTTGTTTACTATCCAGATGGTGGCAAATGGGCATTCAACAGAGAGCCAATGCAGAAATTTTTAAAGGAAAACTTTTCAGAAATATTTAATTAAGGAGGGATAACATGAAACACATTTTAGCATGGTCAACAGCAATACTATTCACAATGTTGTTTGCACTTATCACATTCGATTTTCATTACAGTATTGCATTTAGCATTATAAGTTTCATCGGTAGTTATGTATTCTGGAACAGTTACTTTACAGAAAAAAAGACCGCTAAGCGCGCCAACGCTTAACAGTCGAAGATTTAAGTTAATTGTTTTTAAGTTTTATGAACTTCAATCGGTTCACTACTTCTTATTATACCTAAATTATTAAATTTTAACAATAAGGAGTGAACGAGTTGAATTATAAAATTATATCTACCGGTTCAAAAGGAAATGCAGTTTTGATTAACGATGTATTAGTAGACTGTGGTGTTTCATATAAAAAGTTAAAACCTTATTTATACGATGTGAAGTATCTATTATTAACTCATATTCACAGTGATCACATTAAACCATCAACGTTAACAAATATAAAAAAGCAATTTCCTCATGTAAAAGTTATTGGAAACTACGAGATAGCTCAACATTTTGAAATTGACCATATTATCAATGCTGGTTATCCAATCGATATGGGAATTTACACATTTGAAGCGTTTGAATGTGTACATGATGTTGTGACTTATGGTTATACATGGCAAGTAGAAGGTTTAAACATTATATATGCTACAGATACTAACACTCTTGAACACGCGCCATTAAAACAATATGATTATCTGTTTCTTGAGTCTAATTATGATGTTAAGAAATTAGAACTCGCTAGGGGAAAACGTAGTAAGTACGGATATGATCCATACATTTCTGGGTTAAGGCACTTGAGTACAGACGATTGTAAAACATTTTACTACCTGAACCGAAGAAATAAAAACTCAGAACTAATTGAACTTCATAAATCAGAAAGATTTTACTAAAAATGGAGGTTCAATAATGAACGATTTAATAAAAGAACACGACTACAAAGTTACTACTACACAAGGAGAAGTAAACTTTGAAGAATATAACAATCTTTTATCAGAGGCTAACAACCTTGCAGAACACGTCAAGCAAGTAGAGGTAAACGAAGAAAACGTTAAAGAAGCTAAAAAGCTTATGGCTTCTATGAATAACAGAGTTAAAGATTTAGAAAATGTCAGAAAAGATGTGAAAAAATCAATGCTTGAACCGTACAACCAATTTGAATCACAGGTTAAGACAATTAAACAAGTTATTGATGAAGCAGTGGCGCATGTGAAAAAACAAGAACGTGAACTAACTGAACAAGAGCGTGAAGAAAAACGTGAGGCTATAGCACAGCTATTCGATAAACGCATTCAACATTATGATTTTGGAAAGATTCTTGGTTTCGCTGATTTTATCAAACCACAACATTTAAATAAATCTACATCTATAAATAAGGTGGAAGATGAGCTAGTGGAATGGTTAGAAAAAACTAAACGTGATTTAGAAACCATTAACAAACTAGAAAACAAAGAAGACATCATTATTGAATATCAAAACACTCAAGATTTATCAATGGCCTTTGAAATTGTAGATAAGCGTAATGAACGTAAACGTAAAATTGAAGAACAACAAAAACAGACTGAACAACCGACTAAAACAACGTATCACGTTTTTACAATCGGAGACGACAAAGAAGCACAAATAGCAAAATTATTACTTGAACAAAATAATATTAATTTCGAATATAAAAATTACTAATTAAAAGGAGAATGTTAATTATGGAATTATTAAAAGGATTAGAACTTGTAGAGGTATCAGTAGAGGACGGTAAAGCAGAGTTAACTTTTTTAGATGAAGAAAATATGGAAATTAGAAAAGTTAATATTAATAAGAAAAAATATGACAACGATAAAAATAAATGGGTTGAAGACGAGGAAAAGGCAGAGAAAGCGGAAAAAATTGCTCAAGATGAATTCAGTATGAGCTTTAATGATTTAGAAGATGCTGTAGGTCAGACAAAAGATATTTATGCATATGACAAATTCAACTCATTGTTTGAAGTACAAATGATTGAAAAATTTGACGTAGATCAAGAAGGGTTGATTTTCCAAACTGAAATTGCAGAAATCACTGAAGACAATGTAGGGATTCATATTCGTTTCGAATACGAAGGTACTAAATACGAATCCAAGATGACTTATTCAACTTACCTAGAAGCTAAAAAACAATTCATTGTAGACCCTATCAAAAAGCAAAAACAATATGAGAAGTTTGAAAGTAAATTTAATAAACCTATTGAAGAAAAAGAAAGCTTAATCGGTGAAAACATCACTGTAGAAGTCAAAGTAGCATTCGGCAAACATGCTTATGCTGAAATCAAAAACATTCCTAAGAAGAAATAATTAAATAAAGGCGGGGCAACCCGCTTTCTTTATAAACATTAGGAGGGTATATGATGACTGAAGAATTACTTTTTTATGATATAGAAGTTTATAAGCATAACTCATTTGTAGTTTTCAAAAACTACGAAAAGAAAACTTTAAGAATATTTACTAATGAAAATAATTTTAAAGGACTTACTCAATTTATAAAAGGAAAAACCTTAGTTGGTTATAACAATAATTACTATGATGACAAAATATTAAAAGTTATGTCAGATGGTAAAACACAAGAACAAATCAAAAAAGTTAATGACAATATTATCTCAGGAAACTTTACCAATTATCCTCGTATTCAAAATAAAACATACGATTGCTTTCAACAGATTGATGTTTCAAGTCCGTCACTTAAAAAAATTGAAGGTAACACTGGGCGTATGATTTTAGAAACTGATATAGGTTTTGATATCGATAGACCTTTAACAGAAGACGAACTTGTGCAAGAAATGAACTACTGTGCATACGATGTTGAAAATACAATAGATGTTTTTAAAGACCGTAAATCTAACTATTTTGATATTAAAGAAAACCTTATAGAAATGCTAGGTAATGAAAAAGCTGCAAAATGGAACACAACAACTATTTCATCAAACATTTTACTAGGTGAGCAAAAGGGTCAAAAAGAATGGGCAGATTTCCAAACACATATTCCAGATGGTTATTTAAACAATATACCTGAACAAGTAGTTGATATGTGGACGTCACGTAAACCTACAAAGAAATCAATAACTATTGAAGATTTTGATTGCGAAATTGAATTTGGTTTCGGAGGCCTTCACGGTGTGCATAAGCACATTTACAAAGCCCATGACGTAAAACTTTTAGATGTAGCATCAATGTACCCACACATAATATTAAATATCAAAGCACTACCACCTAAAGCACTTATAAAATATCAAGAAATATTAGATGAACGTATCAAAATTAAGCATAAGGATAAAAAGAAATCGGATGCATTGAAACTTATTTTGAACAGTGTATACGGAAACTTAAAAAATAAATATTCAAACCTTAAAAATATTCAAGCAGCAGTCGGTGTTTGTGTATACGGTCAAGTAGCTTTATACACACTTTGTAAGCGACTTTCTGAAACCTGCACAATCTTAAATATTAATACTGATGGTGTGGCTTTTACAACTGATTCTGATGAATATATTGACGTATGGAAAGACTGGGAAGAAGAATTCAATTTGACTTTAGAAGAAGATTTATTTAAAACACTAATTCAAAAAGATGTTAATAATTACATCGCAGTTGCACCAGATGGAAGTATTAAGGTGAAAGGCGGAGACGTAAATCGTTATCACGCCGATGCAAAATTCAAAAACAATAATGCAAGGATACTCGATATAGCGTTGGTAGACCATTTAGTTTATGATAAACCAATTTTAAAAACTTTAATGGAATGCAGAAATCGACCACATCTTTATCAATACATTCTACAAGCTGGACGTACGTATAAAGGTACTTTCGACAGTAACGGTAAAAAGCTTCAAAAGGTCAATAGGGTCTTTGCTGCTAAGCAATTTGGAGAACCTTATATTCTTTACAAAGTCAAAGAGGATGATGGACAAGAATCTTGGGCGCGTTTCCCTGATGCACCAGAAAATATGAAAGTATGGAATGAAGAAATTTACGATAAACATGGTAATTCTCTAATAGAAGATTTCGAGAAATTTATAAATATAGATCACTACTATCAAATATTGATGAAAAAATTAGATAGATGGAAAGATACGATTTAACAACTTAATAATGATAGATAAGGAGGACTCACATTGTATGTAGAGTACAAAGATGACAATTCAAAACATGCTGTTAACGACGCAGATGTGAGTGAATTTCCAGACAGTTTTAGGAACGCTGGTTGGTTATTAACCGATAATGATTTAGTAGTCGATATAGACAACTTGCCAAAAGAAACAATACAAAAAATGTTGAAAACATTTAATATCAATACACAGACAGTTTGGACAGACAGAGGTGTACATCTCTATTTCAAAAAACCTGCAACGTTCAGAGGAGCAGGTGCGGTAACGCCTCTCGGTTTTGAAGTAGAGTTTAAGCACTTGAAAAATACTAAATCAATAACTATAAAACGCAAAGGTGTTATGAGAACCATAGAAAATCAAGGTGTGAGAGAAGCCTTACCATTCGTGCTATCGAACTCAGTTAGCAAGTTAGATTCATTACTGGGTCTTGATGAAGGCGATGGTCGAAATCAGAAACTTTATAAACACAAGATGAAGTTGAATAGGAACAAACACACTGATGCAATACTTTCTTTCATCAACGATTATATATTTGCTGAACCGATGGATCAATCCGAGTTTGAACAAGTCTCACGTTCCAACGATTCATCTTCTACTGATGAAGATGAACACTACACAAAGGCAACTGAGATTATGAATATATTCAGTACAGTTATCTATGGTGAAACATTATATTTCAAAGACAATGACGGTGAATTTACAGATGACACAGCAATTTTAAGGCAACATATATTTAGATTATCTGGACCCAAGAAAACTAATTTTATAGATGAAGTAATGAAACAAGTTGAATACAGAAGTCATAGAATACCGTCAGATACAGTATTTCCAATTAGATTTAAAAATGGAATTCTTCAAGATGGTGAATTTATACCAGTTAACTATCAGGAATTCACACCATACATTGTCGACATTGATTATGAACCTGACGCAGAACCTGTTGAAGAAGTTGATCAGTATATAAAACTACTGACAAATAACGACAAAGATTATGAGAAATTATTGTATGAAATTATTGGGCATACTCTAATAGTAAACCCAGAGTTTAAACGATTAATGGGTAAATTCTTCATATTCGTTGGAGATGGTGGAAACGGTAAAGGAACATTACTAACCATCATTCGTTCAATATTAGATAGAAAAAACGTAACAGGGCTTTCCATACGTAACATGGCTGATGAAAGGTACTTCACAACAATGAAAGGGAAATTGGCAAATTTAGGTGATGATATTCAAGACGAACCTATCAACAATGACCAGATGAAATTATTAAAAAACATTTCAACGTGTGACTACGTATCAATGAGACAACTATACAGACAATCGGAAGATGTTGAATTGACATGCACATTGATTTTCACATCGAATCACATATTGAAATCATTCGAAAAAGGTGAATCATATAAACGTCGAGTTGTTTGGTTGCCGATGTACTCAAAGCCTACAAAGAAAGACCCGAAATTTATAACAAAATTAACTACTCCAAAAGCTTTAAAATACTGGATTAAATTAATCGTCGATGGTTATATGAGACTTTACAATAACGTACAGTTCACTGAGAGTGTAGCAGTTAATAAATTCAATCAGGATTACCATAATGAGAACGACACTTCTGGTTTGTTCTTACAAGACTTTAAAAAAGAAGATATAGAAGGTTTAAGACCACCTGAAATATATGAACAATACGAAGCCTTTTGTGATGAAAACGGTGTGAACGTTATGAGCAGGAAGCAATTTCAAGCAAATATAAAAGAAGACTTTAACCTTGTACCGAAAGCAATCAAGAAGAATGGTAAATCAATGAGAGCATACACGGAGGCGGAAGAATGAAAATATCAATTAAACAATTAAATGAAAGATATGAACTATTTAGACATTTCAAAGTAGTTTTCGACAACACTATTACAATGGAAGATTTCGAAACGGAAGATGAATATATTCAAGCTGTTCAAGAATCTGCAAGGATCGAATTAAGTGAATATGCAGATCATGAATATCTTGATTTGTAAGGAGAATCAATCATGCCAAATATTCCGTTTAGCGAAGTTGTTAAAAGACACAGGAAAAACAGAGATTTAACTAGGGAAGACGTTGCAAAATTATCTCAACTACCAGTTAAAAGAATCCAGATGATTGAAGAAAATAAATATTATTTTACAGGTATTCATCAAATTGAAAATTTATGTGACGCAATAGGTATGAACCCCAGAATGAAAAAGATTTGGATATATGAAATGAGTGAGTATGTTCACATACCTGAATATATTTACTCACCTTATAAAACTGATAAGAATAAATGAGGTTACAAAAAGATGTAACCCCCTAAAACCAGTCACACCAATGGTTTTGAGCATTTTTAAAATTAACGGTTACATAAATTTTAAAAAACTTTCAAAAATGTAACCGCCGAAACCCTTGTGAGAGTAAGGGTTCAAGTGGAATTTGGTTACAAGTTACAAACTTATCCTGCTTCAAAGATTTTCTCAAATAACATGGTTCGAAAAGTTACATCTATTTATTATAGAAAAACTTTTAAGTGATAGAGGGATGTAACTTGTAACTATAAACAGTAAACCCCTTGTGAGAGTAAGAAACCTTTGGTTACAAATCGGTTACATTTTTAGGTTTTGGTTACATAAATTTGTAACCCATTTATGAATTATGAATTAATAACCTCTGGAGAAAGCGAAGTGATACGCATGAGTGAGGAAGTGGCAACAATAAGATACAAAGTTTATGTAGAAAAACGTGTGTACGTTAATCAAGACGCTGATGATAATACAGCAATTGAAAATCTACACAATCAGATGTGGACGAATAAAGATGAATACATGGACGCTAAACCACTAGAGTTTGAGGAACCGAAAATAATAAGTAGGGGATATTAGGAGGACGAAAACAATGTTAACAATTAATGCGAACGGTGTTGAATACGACATTATGGGCGAGAACTTTAAAGCAGTAGAACGTAACGGATTATCAAGTGAGGGTATCAGAAATCGTATCGTTAGAGGTTGGTCTTTAAATGAGGCGTGCCATGTACCTAAGAGAATGGATGTGGATGAGTATAGATCATTACAAAACACACTAGATAAGGAAGAAGATACTTCAGAGGCGAAAGCAAAGTATAAAGAAGAACTTTTAAGAAAGCAAAAGCCACATTTATTTAATGTAGAGCAACAACATAGCGAAAGTAAGTATGCGAAGTATCTGTGGGAGAGTTATAAATTTAAGTGTGCAGAGGTGGTTAAGTAAATGAAAATTAGAGATTTAAAAATAGGTAACTACGTTGTTGTGAATGACTTAGGTGCAGGTAAATATAGCAGTGGTATGCGTGTGATAGGTAAAGTGGTTAAGATTGATCCTTGTGGTAATTCTGCGATTATCGAATCGCTACCTAAACACAGATATGAAATCACAGACTTCAACGACTTTGAGTTGTGGAGTAAGCAGATAGAAGATAAGACGGAGAGTATGAGTAAAGTAAAAATAAAAGATTTGAATTTAGGTGACACAATCCGGATACCACACGGAATAATGAATTTAGAAGGTAAAGTGGTTTCCATAAATGATGTGTTTGCGACAGTGCACTTTCCTTCAGTAGGACATAAAGCTATAGGTGATGAGTCGGATTTTAAAAGAATTAGAAAAGCAAGAAAATCATTGGACCCTAATAAATGGTTAGAGAAAGCTATTGAGGAAAATAAGGAAAATTCAAAATCAGTTTTAGAAGCAGGTTTAGGGGTTAGTAAACCGACTACTGACCATAAACAATCCAACGACGTACAACAACGTAAGCGTAACGACACAGTCAACCACCCATCACATTATAACTACGGTGATATAGAGGTAATAGATTTTATTGAACAGGTAACAAAACACTACAATCCAAACGTAGCTTATCACATTGGCAATGCTATTAAGTATCTTGCACGTTCACCACACAAGAATGGTAAAGAAGATGTGGAAAAAGCTAGATGGTATATCGAGCGTGCGTTTGAGAATTGGGATGTGAAGTAAGTGACACCTAACGACATACTACTAAAAAATTCCGACTTGATTGTTAAATCATTATTTCAAAGAGCTGATAGAACATATAAACAATTCTTGAAATATAGTAACACAAGTTATGAAGCAGAAGTTGGTACAAGTAGATACTGGAAAGCAGTGGCTGGTACTGAACAGACGCATAGAGAAATAAAAGGATTGATTGAACAACTTAAAGCGATGGACGAATACACACAATGGAGTGAGAAGTTACACCAAGACAGATACAAGTTTATTGAGAAGTACGACATTGTAATGGAGAAATATAAATTAAATACATGAGAGTTTGCATGATAACTATATAAAGGAGTGGTTTAGATGATTGAAACACTGACAACGGCAGTAATTGTATTGGCTATTAGTTTGGTAGGTTTGGCCTCGATTACGTACGGCGTCTTACTATCAGACCAAAACAAACGTATAGCGAGAATTAAAAAAGAGTTTATAGATGACACATTTAAGCTGCAGGAAGATATTGAGGCGCTAGGACGCAATCAGCGTGACATAGACCTCAACGGTATTGATTATAAGATTGATAAATTGGCGGATAAAGTCGAAAGACACGAGAACACCTTTAAAGCACTGACGAGCGCACGACGTGTGGCAAGGTGGCGTGATTACAATAAGTTCAATATCATGCACGAGGAAGAACGACAGCTTTGCGAGTATTGCCTGAGTGACGATACTAAGTACGACACGAAATATGTAGATATAGCAGGCAGCACGGCGCCTGACAGATTAGTTAGCCAATGCTGCAAGTGCGGGCAAAAGTCCATAATATGGAGGTTTGAGGTAATGAACGTTATCGAAATAAACAAAGAAATAGAATTATTAGAAGATAAATCTAAGATAAGTGATGGATCACACACATTTGAAGAACTGTATCACCATAGAGCAATATTATTTTCGATTATTTGTAACACATATAAGAACCAATCGTGGAAATCTTGGAAGCATGATGATGGAACGATGTTCGAAGATTATTTTGTCGTGGGAGTAACTACTGAACAAGGCGAATATAGCTATCACTACCATAAAGATTACTGGAAATATTTTGAAGTTAAAGAATTGACTTATGCTCCAGTGTGGGACGGGCATAAACCGAGTGATATAGAAAGGCTTTTTACATTACTGTAGGGGAGGTTTGATGAAGAGCGAGAAGTTGCATCAAGACAGATATAAATTTGTTGAGAAGTACGACATTGTAATGGAGAAATATAAATTATCATGATCCTATCCGACACTATCAAAGTTAAGTACAAAATTGATACGAAAGGCAGAAATACTGTCGAAATGGCAAAGCTACTAAGAGATTACGGAGTTCGTGGGTTCTTATACTCGATTAATCCACGTAGCATTGTCATGGCAGTGTTACCAGAGGATAAAGCACATAACAGGAAAGTAATGGAGGAGATTAGGAATGAAAATAAAAACTAAGAAACAACTAAACTTACCACAGTTGATTGAGTGGGCGTGGGAGAATGATATTACTAACAAAAGATATATGCGATCGAATAGTAATCCGCCAGAATACGTATGGATTAATGGATTTTCAAACGTTGAGTTAGACGAAGATATGTGTATTAGTAAAAACGACACTTTCACAGTTACTAAAGATGAAGAAATTACGGAAGATACAGTGATACCGAAAATGGTTGAAATTTATTTGGATAGAGAACGAGACTTTGATTTTGCAGATGTTCATCTTAATCAATCTATAAATAAAGTGAAAGATGACTATGAATTTGGCTGTAAGTCATTAACATTTCACAAAATGAATGACGACGGAACTCATACTTTAATCTGGCGTGACGGAAAATTAATAAAGGAGTGATGGCGAGTGAGTCCAGAAGAAGGTAAAGAAGTGATTATAGAATATAACAAAATCAAAACAGAACGCGACACACTAATCGATGATATAGCAGTCTTACGTGCCAATAATAAGAGATATAGAACTAGAGCAGAGAATGCTATGCAACTTGCAGAAAGTGAAAATTGTGAAGTATTAAGACTAGAAAGAGCGAATGCAGAGTTGATGGTAGTAAGCGACTTATATAAAACCCTAACCAACCACATACGTATGAAAGCAGAAGCTAACCCTGGTGTAAGTCGATATATAGATTTGGTTAACTACATTGATAGATTGGAGCGTGCAGATGATGAAAGATAAAGAATATAAAGACGCTTGGCAAGAGTTGAAGGTGGAAATGTTGAAACAACTCGATATAGAGAGTGAACGCTTAAAACGAGCTGAAAAAGAGTTAGAAGATAATGTATATAACAGTTATATTATTGGAAAAATAAGTGGGCAACGTGTCGAATTAATAAATGTTTTATTAACTATGACATCTTTAGACAACACAAACGAATTTAGCAACTTACTAAGCGATTTGGAGGACGAGTAGGATGTACCCAGATTATCATGCAACAATTACATCGAAAGACGGGAAAAAGTATTTCAGTTATGACGAACCAATCAATTTGCTCAATAAGCAAAGAAAATCAGAAGTTATAGAAGTATATGATAAACACTTTAGATTATTAGACATTGACCCAAACTTTATATTCAAAATCACTAAATTTAGTTTTGAAAATGACGTACAAGGAGGACAAATAAATGACTAACACAATTACAGTAGATCAATTAAAAGAATTATTACAAATACAAAAGGACTTTGACAGTAGAATACCGACACTCAATTTACAGGATAGCAAAGTAGCATATGTGGTTGAGTTCTTTGAATGGTTTAACACATTAGAAACATTTAAGAATTGGAAGAAGAATCCAGGTAAACCATTAGATGTACAGTTAGATGAATTGGCAGATATGTTGGCGTTTGGTTTGAGTATTGCGAATCAACAAGAAAGTGATGACTTATTAATTAACTCCGTTACAGATGCAGTTATACAAGATAATAAACCACATGATGAGTTTGATTTTGCTAATTTTAAAATAACTAAAATGATGTTGATCGGTGTTCCAGATACCGTGTTTCGAAAAGATGATGTATCAAGAGCATATATTTTAGCACTACCATTTGGACTAGCTATTCAATACTACACTATAGACCAACTGATAACAGCATACAAAAAGAAAATGGAGGTCAACCATGCTAGACAAGATGGAACAGCAGACAAAGACAAAGGATACGTGTAAGAAAGACATACTTAAAAAAGTGAAGGAAGTGTTGAGGAAATGACACAGTATTTAATTAGAACACTAACCGATTCAACCGGCACACCTTTCACTCATGTAACTAAAGCTCGTGATAATGAATCATACACTGTGATTGAGGCAGAGAGTAAGGAAGAGGCGTTACGTAAAGCGAATAGAGGGTTAGGTACAACTATTAAACATGAGCGTTTTACTGAAGAAGAAAAAGAAACATTATTCGGTAAAGATTATAAGAAAGGACAGTGAGTAATTTGGAGATAGGTAAATACTATTATGTAGTTACTATTGAAGGGAGAATGTTCACAGGTGAGGTTGTAACGGTTTACGAGGATTCTGTACCAGGCCTTAGATTGACACATACAACATTAGATACTAATGAAGCACAGTTATTCGAAAATTATAACGATGCGTTAGAAACAGCGGAAAGTTACGGTATGGAAGTTAAGAGAGTTAGAACAGACATTCTAGGATTGGGGAGTAGATGAAATGAGAATACTCAAAACACTACTCATACTATTCATGTATGAGTTAAGCAAATACGTTACGAATGAAATACTAATTAAATTATCTGCCAATGATGAGATAGATCAGCCGAAAGATTATGAGGAGGATAAGTAATGTGGATAATTATATCAGTACTATTAGGACTTACATCACTATACCTACTCATATCAAACAGTATTAAGAATGACCAAATAGCAGCGTTGAAATACACAATCGTGTATATGGCAAGTGATGAAGATATTGAAAAGGCTATGCAAGAGTGGAAGAGATTTAAGGATTAACTGGGAGGTAGTGTATGGATTATAAATCATGCAACAAAGTAGAAAGTGTAAGAGTAGATTATCTTTATTTTTATGAAGTGTATGACGAATACTATATAGAAGATTTAGATAACTTCGCACAATCCATTGACCATCATATGAACACAAATACCTATAAAGTGTTTGAAGTGGATACATTGGAAAATGAAAGATTGATTATAGATACAACTAAGATAGTTAATGTGCGTATCTTATATAAATAACCTGGAGGTAATATATGTACACACCAACAGAAGTGAAACAATTAATAACCGATTATCATTGGATGAGACGACTCATTGACCATCAAGTATATGAATATGATAGTACCTCTATCGGACAATACGGTATAGAGTCAGCTATGCCTAAAGCTCAGGGCGGCACAGGTGATAAGGTGTTAGTCAGAGTGATTCGTAATGATAAGGATAGACGCAAGACGCAAGAGCTTATAGAGAAGGTAGCATTCATTGATGAGTATGAGCATAACATAACCAATGATAAGAACTACCACATACTACAGTTACTAAAGCAGGGGGAGAAGATAAATACCATTGCTATGTTAATGAAGGTAGACCGCAAGGAAGTATATCGTAAGCTAGATATTATAGTGAGTATCTATATGGATGCACAGACCTAATGTGGACAAATGTCACATATGCCACATATGACACACTATTATATATATGCATATACTATGTTATATAATATCCATATGGGATAGATACTTATCGTTCCAGTACCTATCATCGTAAATACTATATTATAAATAGGCACATCACTAAGTGGTGTGTCTTTCTTTATATGTTGATTGATACGAGTATCATCACATGAAAAACTTATTTACTTTTTCTTAATCATAACGTCATGATGATGTACTCATATGAGTTAACATACATAACTCACATGTCATACTTAATGGTGATCCATATGTATCTAGACTAAGGAGCTTAACTCTTATGATTGATTACAATGAATATAAAGAACGTAAACGTTTCTATAATAGCAAATCATGGGAAGATGTTCGGTTATATGTACTAAAGCGTGATAATCATGAATGTGTATGGTGTAAAGCAGAAGGTAAAGTGGTTACTGAAGGTTTAGAAATAGACCATATAGAAGAATTACAAGATAGACCAGATCTCAAACTTGAACCAGATAATCTAAGAACGTTATGCAAAGCTTGTCATAATAAAAGACATGTACGTTTTCAATACGGTGGAAATCAATTCAAACCGAAAGAAAATAAATGGGCTGATGAATTGTGGTAAAAAGCACGCCCCCCCCATCAAATCATTTCCCAATTATTTCCTGACCGGGAGAACGGCGTGTGGGCTCGACTCTGCAACTTTTCGACAAAATTACACATATAACCCATACCCCCTACCCCTATAAACAGAAAGGAGGCTAAATATGGAATTAACTGAAGAACAACGACGTGAACGAGAGAAATTGGTTAAAAAAGAAGAAAAAAGATTACTTGAGATATACAAAGACTTACCAAATGAAAAGTTGAAGGTAGCACAAGGTCTTATTAAGCAAGCAGCACGTAACAGAGTTATGTTGAACTACATGTGGGACGACATACAAGAAAATGGCGAATACGATTTATTCCAACAATCTCAAAATGTACCTGCTTATGAGCGTGAGAGACCTGTTGCGCGTTTATATAACACACGTGACCAATCTTACCAACGAGCCATTAAACAACTAACTGACTTATTGCCTAAAGAGGCTAGGCCGGTTGAAACAGATGAACCTGTCGATGATTATGTATGATTAAAAATAAATATGTAGATGAATATATTCAACAATGGCGTAACGGTGAGATTGTATTTAATCAAGAACGGATTGATTTAGTAAAATACTTAGAAAATGAAGTTCTTACAAAAGATAATATTCATTTTGATGATGAAAAAATTGATAAATGTATTAAGTTTATTAATAAATGGTATTTTCCAGTGCAAGACTATCAAAAGTTTATTATTGCTTTCATATTTTTAATGGATGATGAAATTGACACACCGTATTTTACAGAGTTCGCTTTATTCATGGGGCGTGGTGCTGGTAAGAATGGATTTATCAGTGCTATTAGTGATTTTATGACTACACCCATACATGGCATCAAAAAATATGATATATCTATCGTTGCAAACAGTGAAGACCAAGCTAAAACATCATTTAATGAAATATATGACGTGTTACTTGATAATAAACGCAATAAAACAGGCGAACGACCTAAAGCACCATACGAAGTAAGCAAAACTGAAATTAAAAATCGTTCTACAAACTCAATAATCAAATACAACACATCTAACACGAAGACCAAAGATGGTGGACGTGAAGGTTGCGTTATTTTTGATGAAATAGCGATATATGAATCGGCAGATATGGTTAACGTAAAACGTGGTGGTTTAGGTAAAGTGCCACACGACAGAACGTTTTATATATCCACTGATGGTTTTGTTCGCGAAGGTTTCATGGATAGTATGAAAGATAGAGTTCTGGAAGTTTTAGCTGGTAAAAATACAGAAGATAGAATTTTCCCATTCTATTGTAAACTTGATAATCCGACGGAAATCGATAATGAAGATATGTGGGAGAAAGCTAATCCAATGCTCCATCCTCCACTCACTGGGTATGCGAGCAACTTGAAACGAAAAATCAAAGAAGAATATAACGTCTTACACATTAATCGTTCAAATAAGCCTGAATTTGTAACTAAACGAATGAACTTACCTGAGCAGGACCCTGAAAGTGTGGTTGCACCTTGGGAAGAAATCAAAGCGACAAACAAACCGTTTCCTGAATTGGAAAACAAAGCCTGTATTGGTGGTCTTGACTATGCGTTAGTTAGAGACTTTGCCAGTGTAGGCTTGTTGTTTAGGGAGAATGACCAATATTATTGGAAAACACATTCATTTATACGTCGTGAATTCTTAGAGACAACACATTTAGAGCCACCTATAGAACAATGGGCAGATGATGGACTTTTAACTATAGTGGACGATGATGTTATCGATATATCTTACATTGTAAATTGGTTTATACAACAACAAGAGAAGTATAACTTAACGAAAGTTATATCAGATAACTTCAGAACGGACATTGTTCGGAGACCATTTGAAGATGCTGGCATACCTTTAGAAGTTATTAAAAATCCAACTGCTATACATGGTTTACTTGCACCACGTATAGATACGATGTTCGCTAAAAAACAAATTACTTTTGGTGATAATCCATTGATGCGTTGGTTTACTAATAATGTTGCAGTCAAAATGCAACCAGATGGCAGTAAGAAATACATTAAAAAAGATGAAGTTAGACGTAAAACTGATGGATTCCATGCCATGTTACATGCATTGTATCGTGCTGATGAAATATTAGAGTATGATCAACCATTTATTATGGCAGATATTAACTTTTAGGAGGTGAAACATTGAGTATATTTGACCGAATTATGGGAAGAAACGAAGCAATCGAGTTTAGTTATGACTTTGAGTTACTGAGAGAAACATCTAAAAAAGCCTACATAAAACGTTGGGCATTAGACACATGTATTAACCATATTGCAAGAACAATAAGTCAAACTAAATTTGAAATCTTAGATAGTGAAAGCAAAGATAATTCTTCCACAACACATTATAAGTTAAATGTTAGGCCAAACACAGATGAAAGTGCTGCTACATTTTGGCAAAAAGTTATACGAAAGTTGATTTACGATAACGAAGTATTAATTGTAGTTACTGACACAAAAGATTTAATTATTGCAGATGATTTTACTCGTGAAGAATACGCATTATATGATGATATATTTGAACATATTGTTGTTGGTGATTTTGAGTTTGAACGTAGCTTTAAAATGAGTGAAGTTATTTATTTAGAATATAATAATGAATCGATTATGAATATGTTATCAGGCTTGTTTAGTGATTATGGGGAAATATTTGGTCGGTTATATCAATCTAATTTAATGAACAATCAAATTAGAGCGACACTTGCTATGGATGCAAACGTAGGGATGACTCAAGATTCTCAAGAAAAGATGCAATCATTTATTAACAAAGCTTACGAATCATTTAGCAGTAATGATATAGCGATAGTTCCCTTGCAAAAAGGTTATTCTTATGAAGAACATTCATCTAAGAATGTTGCTAAGACATCGTCGCAAATAGATGATTTAGTAAAAGTACCCAACCAGTTATTGAGTTACGTAGCACGTAATTTAGGCATACCTGTAGGTTTAATCAATGGTGAAACTGCCGATATTGAAGCAATGACTGATAATTACATGAAATTCTGTATTAAACCAATTATCGAAAAAATAACGGATGAATTAAACGCTAAATTGTTTAGTGAGCGTGGTTACAAAGAAGGTAAACGAATTAAAGCAATTTCTATAGATCAAAAAGGACCATTAGAAGTGAGTGAAGCGGTAGACAAACTCATTGCTAGTGGTTCTTTTAACAGGGACGAAATAAGAGTATTAACAGGATTCGAACCTATCGGAAGTGAAGAAATGCAGAAATTTATTATCACTAAGAACTATCAAACTGTGGATGAAGAATCTACAAGCGATGAGGGAGGTGATATAGATGGCAAATAACGAAATAGATATTTACGGTTTTATCGATAATGTCACTGTGGAAGGCATGACAATTAGTCCTCAAACAATTAAGGACCAACTTAATGCAATGGGCGATGTTGATGAGGTTGTAGTAAATATAAACTCTAACGGCGGAGATGTCTTCTCTGGCGTAGCAATATACAACATGTTACGTAGACAAGATGCACATATCACAGTGAATATTGACGGTTTAGCTGCAAGTATTGCTTCTGTCATTGCAATGGCTGGTGACACGGTTAATATGCCAGGTAACGCAATGCTTATGGTTCATAATGCTTGGACTGAAATAGCTGGGGATTCTAATGCTTTCAAAAAACAAGCTGATTCATTAGAACGTATCAACTCAGTTGTATTTAACAGTTATGTTGATAAAAGCCCTGAAATTGACCATGCGCTTCTTCAACAATATATGGATGATGAAACATGGTTCACTGCTAAAGAAGCAAAAGACTTAGGTTTGATAGATAACATAACGAAAAGTTCAAGAGTAGCAGCAGCTGCCACATCAACAATGTTAGGGGGTGAAACATTTATGAAAAGATATCGTAACGAAGATGCAGGACAACAAGAAGAAAATCAACAACCTACTGCAGAAGACGTAATTACACTTTTACAAGAAATTAAATCTGATGTAAAAGCTATACGTGAAAAAGTAGAAGACAAAGATGATTCAAAAAAAGAAGATAACCCACAGACACAAGAAGCACAAAACAGTTTTGCAAGATTATTTAACATGCAAACAAAATAAACAATAAAAGGAGAATGAAAAACTATGGCAATTGATCTAGAGAACAGAGAGCAATTTGAAAACTCTCAACAACTATTAAAGCAATTTTCAAATATGAGCCCGAATGCATCGGATGAACAAGTAAAGGAAAAGTATACAGAATACATGAACGCGTATAGTGAAGATTTAGCTAATGCTATTCGTAAGGATATGCAAAATGAACAAGGTGACAATGCAGTTTTAAACTCTCGTAATGTTAATCGTTTAACAAACGAAGAAAAGAAATTCTATAACGCATTAGTTTCTGAAGATCACGTTAATACAGATACTAACTGGAAAGATGGAGAATTACTTCCTGAAACAGTTATTGATCGTATCTTTGAAGATATTGAGTCAGAACATCCTTTATTACAACACATTAATATTAACCGTACTGGATTGAAAGCACGTGTTATTCGTTCAGTGCCTGAAGGTCAAGTAGTATGGGGCAAAGTGTTCGGAGAAATCCGTGGACAACTTGAAGCTACTTTCTATGAACAAGATGTTTCATTAGGTAAAGCTACAGCGTTTGTAGTAGTACCAAAAGATTTAAAAGACGCAGGTGTACAATGGGTTGACCGTTATGTACGTGCACAAATCAAAGAAGCATTTGCAGTAGCAATTGAAAAAACTGCAGTTGTTGGTGAAGGTGCTGCTAAAGACCAACCTGTTGGATTAATGAAAGAAATTAATCGTACAAATGGTGCTGTTTCAGATAAATCGGTAGCTGGTACCTTAACTTTATCTGATGCTAAAACTTCAATTTCTGAAATTGGTGGCGTAATCAAGAATTTATCCACTAAAGAGTACTATGACAAAGACGGTAACGTTAAAAAATCTAAAGGCGCTAGTGTATTAAATAATGTAGTTATCGCATTAAACCCTGCAGATTACATCTATACTGGTGTAGCATTTATGCAATTACACAACGGACAATTTGTAAGTCCAATTCCATTTAACGTAACGTTTGAACAGTCTGAATTTGTTCCTGCTGGTAAAGCAGTAGCATTCGATAAAACACGTTATAATTTCTATGCTGGAAGCGAAGTAATTGTGCGTGAATTCGACCAAACTTTAGCTTTAGAAGATATGGACTTGTACACTGCAAAACAATTCCTTTATGCTGAACCAGATGATAACAAAACTTCATTTGTATATGATGTAGATTTTTCAAGCTTAGGTTCTACTGATAACGCATCTGTTACACCAGAAGCATAAGAAGGAGGTTTTATAGATGGCAGAGTATAAAGTATTAAAAGCTTATAAAGATAAGCAATTAGATAAGGATTTAAAAAAGAATGAAAAAGTAGAAATGACTGTCAAACGTGCAGATGAAGTTGAAGAAACTTTAAAATCAAACGGTTTTGACGGTCCTTTTTTAGAACGAATTAAAGAGAAGAAGTGATGTGAATGATTACTCAAAATCATGTTGATGAGTTTAAATCACGAAATCGTATTTTCTATAACATGGAAGATGATCGTATAAAAAAGGATTTAGAAATGTCTTATGAAGATATTCAAAGTAAATGTGGAAGATTTTCAATAGACGAGATGTCAATTGGTCGTGAATTAGTTTATGAACGTACTAGATATGTATTCAATGATAAATTAGAAGAATTTCATAATAACTTTTTATCTAGCATTGTCCAATTTCAAATAAACAATATGGAGGTGCCAGAAGATGGCACAACAACGTAGACAAGTAGTAACTGGTGGGGAAATGAGAACACCGGTTATTTTTTATGTAGCAAAACCAAGTGATGGCTTTTTCCCCGGGGAATCGGTGAGTGAAATTCATTATAAGTGTTTTGCGAATGTTTACCCACCTTCGCAAAAGGATTTGGACATGACAGATAACAAAGCAAGCATAACGATGGTGACGTGGTACCCAATGGACAAAGATATTACAGATGATATGTATTTTGAAATTCAATTACCTAGATATAAAGGGAAAAAGTTTAACATAATTCAAGTAGATGATGACACTGATTTTCACGCCAATATCAAAATTGTTGGAGAATACTCTGGGTGAGTGTAGAAGTTAAAGGCACACATAACATGCTACGGAAAATAAAAGAACAGTATGGTGAGGGGCAAATGATAAAAGCCCAAGATAAAGCATTAAAGCTAGGTTCTAAATATTTTGTAGGTGTTATGAAGCAGAACTTCCAAGTTTTTAGAGATACTGGTGCGAGTATTGGTGAAATCACAGTAACTGAACCCTATTATATTCACGGTAAAGTAAGAATGGTTAAAGTACATTGGGAAGGTCCTATGAGCCGTTACGCAATCATTCATTTAAATGAGTGGGGTTCAGTCAAGAACCCGAATCCTAGAGGTAAGGGTGCCATTGCTAGAACGATGTTTATGAATGAAAAACCATACCAACAAATAATCAATGAAACGTTAGAAGGTGAACTGTAAATGTTTGATATGTTGAAAACTTTACAAAAATATTTATTAAAAAATGCAACAATTGCTCATCATTGTACAGGTCGTATTCGAGCGTATCATTATGATGAAACAGCTGACACATCTGGAACTTATATTTTAATAAGCCCTTTGATAGCGCCCCAACCATCGACATATGCGAGTGATACAAATTTATCGACTGAATATTTATATCAAATAGATGTACGTGGACCAAATTACGACCAAGTTAAATTGATTCAAGAAGAAATAAGAAAGACATTGTGGCAGATTGGGTTCCGTCAGCAAGATGGGATTGATCAGTATGACCACGAAATTAAAATCTATATGGATGCACGTAGGTATCGTGGTAATCCATATACGATAGATGAATTAAGACATATCGATAAAGAATTAACTGAATAGGCAAGTCTTTCGTCAATGCGGAGGGCTATTTTTTATGCCTAAATTTAAGGAGGAAATATAAATGGGTAGATATAATGCTGCGACTGGATTAGGAAAAATGTATTATGCAGTTTTAACAGAACAACCAGATGGTTCAGTTCAAATTGGAAATATTAAAGACGTTGATTACGTTCAAGAAATGGAATTAGAATTCGGTGAAGAATTAGAAAGAGCCTATGGTTCAAACAAAGTAGCAGAAATTGCAAAATCTGCTGGTGAAACAACGCTTTCACTTACATTTCACAAATTACCAATTGATGTTCAAAAAGATTTATTAGGTTTAATTGAACATGATTCAAATTCAAATGTATATGGTTTTGGTAGTTCTACTGGTATCACTTATACTGCTGTAGCTATTCCTAGAACTATGGAAGATGGGTCAATGGAATGGTTCGGATTATCTAAAGGTGTATTCACTCGTCCTAATAAAGAAGGCCAAACAAAAGAGGACGGTGTAGAATTCGGTTCAGATGAAATCGAAGGTCAATTCATGGAACGTGCAGTTGGTGGATTCAATGAAGAACTAGCTGTAATGATGGCATATGAGCCTAAAGGTTCTACTGAAGGTAAAGACGCTGTTTTCCAATCAATCTTTGGTAAAACAGAAAATACAACAGACACAGCAGTATCACCTGAAGCATAAAGACATTAGGCGACTGTAAAAGGTCGTCTATTTTTGTATACAAAAATAGTAAAAATCTAAATTATTCGGACTAATATAAAACCCGATGAAAAAGGAGAAAATTAATCATGGCAAAAAAATATATTGAATTACAAAACGAACAAGGTGAAAAACAAAAATTCCATCAACCTGCTTTTATTAAAGGTAGTGTTGCACGTAAAGGTATGCGTATTGGTAAAAAAGCTTCTAAATTACAAAATCCGGAAGGCTTAGATGATAATTTTGAAGATGAATTTTTAGATGAATTATATAACTTCGTAGCAAATGACTTATACGATGGTCAATTTACGGCACAAGAATTTGAAGATGGATTGGATGTTCACGAGGTCATGAACGTAGCTATGGAACAATTAGCAAGTGTCATGGGAGATGACGAGGGAAAGACGAAGAAATAGACGACTCTCGTTTAAAAAGTGAAGATTTTACATTTGAAAAACAATCGGAATATCTGGACACACTCTATAAGGAACTTATGGAGAACGGTTGGAAAATGCCTGATATAGATAACGCCGATATTTATCAAATGTTGAGAATCATGAATGACAAGAAAAAATCTAAAACTAAACGAGTTGGTAAAAATGACAGCCTAATTGGAGCAATAACTGGGAAAGACCCACGTCAATCCAGTTAGGCTCTTTTTTTATATCCAAAAGAAAGGAGAGTGAGTAAATGGCAGATGAAATCAAGGGCTTTACGATTGACTTAGGACTCGACACTTCCGATATAGACAGAGGAATGGCTAATCTACAACGTAAATTAAAAACTGCGGATGCACAAATGAAAGCTAACCTTTCTACTTTCGATAAAGCTGAAAAGTCAGTAGACAAATTCGAGACTGAATTAGAAGGCTTGAACAAAAAATTGACGCAACAAGGGCGTGCGAGCGAACAAGCCCAGAAGAAATTAGATCAATTAAGAAATGCTCAAGAGAATACTAATAAGAAAATGAAAGAAGCGGCAGTACAAGCGCAAAACGCTAAAAGTCGTTATGAATCATTATCTGATAGTTACGATAAGCTAAATAATGAGCTTAAAGAGCATCAAACTAACGTTAAGAACGCACAAAACGCACAGAAACAAATGCAAAATACAGTGACTGCGCTTAGTTCTAAGATGAAAAATGCTAAATCTTCTGTGGATGGATTACAAGAAGAATTCAACCAGTTAAGTCAATCAGGTAAAGCGTCTAAGCAAGAATTAACTTCGCTTGGTAATCAGTTAGCTAGAGCAAAAGTACAATACGATAGTTTATCAAATGCAGTTGATAGTGCGAAAACAGATTTAAACGAATCTAAAATAGCGACTGCAAATGCTAAAAATGAATTACAAAAATTCAGTGATGCAAATAAAGATGCAATGGTTAGTGCTAAAACAGCAATGACTGAAGCTAAAAAAGAAGCTAACAATGCCGAAAAATCTTACGCATCATTAAACAGAGAAGTAGCACAATTACCTAGTAAACTAGATAAAGCCGAAAAAGAAGTTTATGAAAATGCACTTGCTTACAACATCTTACAAAACCGTATTGATGAAACAACAGATGAATTACAAGCCTTTCATCGTGAACAAACTAAGTTTTTTGGTATGGGTCCGGCAATTGCGGCAATGGGTCAACGTTGGGAAGAAGTAAACGCTAAAATCAATAAAATTGGTAATAGCTTCCGTAACGTGGGATATGTTGTTCAGGGAATTAGCATGGGCGCTTTAGTTTCTAATATTTCTACTGTAATACCTGTGGCTGGTAGTGCAGTTAGTGCAATTGCTGGTATTGGTGGCGCTGCAACTGCAGCAGCTGGTGGTGCAATTGGTCTTGGCGGTGCCTATGGTGTAGCTTTAGGTGGCATCATGGCGTTTAGTGGCCAAGCTACCACAGCATTGCAAATGTTAGAAGATGGACAAATAAAAGTTACAAGCCAAGTTCGTAGATACCAAACAGCATTAAGCGGTTTGCAAAATCAATGGAAAGGTCTTGTGCAGTCTAATCAAGCGGCTATATTTAATACAATGGCCAATGGTATTAACATCGCAAGAACTGCGTTGACTAGATTAACTCCCTTCATTACGACAACTACAAATCAAATAGCCCGAGCATCAAAAGAAATGCGTAACTGGGTTACATCTTCACAAAATGCTAACAATGCCTTTAAACTCATCAATAATATAGGTCCACCTGTATTCCAAAACTTATTGAATGCAGCGATGAAAGTGGGAGACGGTATCACTCACATGTTCACGCAGTTCGGTCCTTTATTTACATGGACAGGAAAAGGTATAGAAAGCTTAGCCAATAAATTTAATGCATGGGCTAATAGTACAAGCACAGATAAAGGTATAGCCCAATTTATTCAATATACTAAAACGAATCTACCTATAGTAGGTCAAATATTCGGTAATGTATTTAGTGGTATTATTAGCTTGTTCCAAGCATTTAGTGGCCATTCACATGATGTGCTAGTAGGAATGCAAGGTGTAACTAAAACATTCAAAGATTGGGCTGCTAATTTACAAGGAACTGAAGGTTTTAAAAACTTCATAGCTTATCTTAACGCAAATGGTCCTAAAGTTTGGCAGTTACTCAAAAATATTGGAAACATTTTTGTTGGTCTTGTTAGAGGTATGGCACCAGTTGGATCCGTAATGCTTAGTATCACAACAGCTATAACTGGATTTATAGCCAAAGGTGCAACAGCTAACAATACAATGGGTCTAATGACAGGTGTTTTAACAGCTGTTGGTGGTGCATTAGCAGCAATTCTTCCTATGTGGGGCGTATATAAAACTGTAATGGGTGGTGCTTCGTTAGTAACTCGTGCATATAACACCATAGTTAATATAACAAAAACATCAATGGCTATCTGGACAGGTGTGACACGTGCTTTAGCCTTAGCTCAAATTTTAAATGCTAGAAACACTTCTTTAGCAACTATTATGACTGGTAAATATTCAATCGCTACAAAAATTGCTGCAGTTGCTACACGAGGACTAGGTTTAGCTCTTAGATTTATGACTGGTCCAATTGGTTGGGTTATAACTGCAATCGGTTTATTAGTTGCTGGTATCATAAAATTGTGGAAAACAAACGCCACATTCAGAAATGCAGTTATCACAATTTGGAATAGTATTAAAACTGCAGCTATTTCAGTGTTTGGTTTCCTTAAACCTTATATTGTTGGAATATGGAATGGAATAAAAACTGCATCAATTTTGGTATGGAACATACTGAAATCGGCAGCTATTACAACGTGGAATGGTATTAAATTTGCCGTTCAAAATCCAATTCAGGCTTTAAGAAATATATTGTCTGCAATATGGAACGGAATAAAAGTTTCTGCTATTTGGATATGGAACGCGTTAAAAACAGGCGTAGTAAACATCGTCAAAGCATTAATTATCGGAATTAGATTTTATATTAATACAGTTAGAACCGTTGTATCTACGGTGTTTAATGCGGTTAAGTCAATTGCAATCAGAATATGGACTTCCATTAAGAATACAGTCGTAAATTTAGCCAAAGGTTTGTGGTTAGGCGTAAAAAATACGTTTACTTGGTTAAAAAACAGTGTCGTTGGAATTTTTAATTCTATTAAGAATTTTTCTATAAAAGTTTGGACTATTCTCAAGAATACCGTAATTTCGAGAGCAAAATCTTTATGGACTGGCGTTAAAAAAATATTCACTTGGCTCAAAAATAGCGTAGTATCAATATTTAACGCGGTTAAAAACTTCTCGATTAAAATTTGGACATCCATTAAAAATACAGTGATTTCAAGAGCTAAAGCTTTATGGAACGGTGTTAAAAGTGCATGGAACGCACTTAAAACTGGAACTATAAAAATCATGGCTGCTGTCGCTGTATGGCTAATCAAAAAGTGGACATCTATTAAAAATAATGTTGTTAATAGAGTTAAAACTTTATGGTCAGGCGTTAAAAAAACATGGAACGCTTTAAAAAGTGGAACCATAAAAATTATTTCTGCCGTAAGTAGTTGGCTTTCAAAAAAATGGACTGCAATTAAAAATTCGGTAGTAAATAAAGCTAAAGCATTGTGGTCTGGTGTAAGAAATACTTGGAACAATCTTAAAAAAGGCACAACTAACACATTTAAGGCAGTAGGCAGCTTTATGAGTTCGAAGTGGTCGAGCATCAAAACTGGAACGGTAAATAAAGCTAAATCACTTTGGTCTGGCGTGAAAGGCGCTTGGGGTTCCTTATCTAAAGGTACACGCAACACAATGAATTCCGTTGGCGGCTTCATGTCTAAAAAGTGGCGAGGCATCAAGAACAGTACAGTAAGTTTAGTTACTGGAATGAAAGATAAAATCACTGGTGTCATGAATAAAATGGGTGGCGTTATCAAGTCGGTAACTGGTGATATTAAAGGTTTCTTCTCTGGAATGATAGACAAAGTTAAAGGCGGATTAAACAAACTTATCGATGGTGTGAACTGGGTTGGTGGCAAACTTGGTATGGATAAACTTCCAAAAATCAAACTCCACACTGGAACAGAACACACTAATACAACAACGAATGTAGTTAAGAACGGTAAGATTGCTCGCGATACATTTGCTACTGTAGGAGATAAAGGACGAGGAAACGGTCCTGGTGGTTTCAGACACGAAGCTATACGTTACCCTAACGGTAAAATGGCAATTACACCTAACAAAGATACTACAACATTTTTACCACAAGGATCATCAGTAATGAATGGCGCTCAAACTCACGCTATGTTGAGTTCGAATAATCCTACGTTTTCTAAAGGTACTTTGCCTAGATTTGCGAGTGGTACAGGTGGAATGTTCAATGTTTTAGGTAACGGAAAGAAACCTAAGAAGAAAAAACATGACAACCATAATGATGCAGTTAGTGAAAAACTTGGAGAAATGTGGGGAGGTACTAAAAAAGCATCAGGTGCAATAGTTGAAGGTGGTAAAAAAGCAGTTAGTGCAACACTTGGTGCAGCAGCCAAAGGGAAAGATTGGTTAAAAGATAAAGTCGGAGATGTAATGGACTGGATAGAAAAACCTGGTAAGTTACTTAATAAAATATTAGAAGGCTTTGGCGTTAACATGGAAGGATTCGGAATACCTAAAGCTGCATCATTACCATTTGACATGATGAAAGGTATGTTCGGGAAACTTAAAAAAGCTGCTACTGATACATTCAAAAAATGGATGGAAGAACAAGGCGGTGGCGATGGTGGTTATATCAAATACCTTGATAACATCACTACGCCATATAGTCCAAATGGTCCTCCTCCAGGATATGCATTTAGTTGGCCACATCCTGGTATTGACTTACCTTATATAAATGAGCCAGTACACTCTACTATTAGCGGTAAAGCCTACAATAAAACAATGCCTGGTGGATTTGGTAAATATGTACAAGTCAAAGGTGGAGCGCTAGATGTTTTCTATGGTCACTTATCTAAGTGGCTACTTAAAAACGGACAGAGCGTTAAACCTGGTACAAAGCTTGGTATTTCCGGTAACACAGGTGCATCTACAGGACCTCACTTACACTATGAAATGCACAAAAATGGCAAACCAATTGACCCTGTTAAATGGTTAAAATCTAATAGTGGGGGCAGTCAAAATAAATCAGCTTCCAAATGGAAATCAGACATCAAACGAGCTGCAAAACAAATGAAAGTTAATCTTTCAGGCAAAGAATTAAATGGCATTGTGTCACAAATTCAACGTGAATCAAATGGTAACGCCGGTGTAACACAAGGAAACATCGGAGATATTAATAATCTGCGAGGTACCCCGGCACAAGGTTTACTTCAATATGTACCTAGTACATTTAAGTCATATGCAGTTAAAGGTCATAAAAATATTAAAAACGGTTATGATCAGTTACTTGCTTTCTTCAATAATAGTAATTGGCGTAGAGATTTACCATACGGAAAATCTGGTTGGGGTCCATCTGGTAATAGAAGATTTGCTACAGGTGGTTTAATACAATCTGCTGGCTGGTACAACCTTGCAGAAGGTGGCTATCCAGAGTGGGTTATTCCAACAGACCCTAACAGAAGAACTGACGCTATGAAGTTACTTGCTTTAGCTGCAAAAGATATACAAGGTGGTAAATCAACAACTGGTAATAAACGTCCTAACTCAATGAAAACACCAAAAACAAATGACGATGACGCTATGCTAAGAAAAGTTGTTGAACGCCAAGATGCACAAATTAACCAAATGCAACAAGCAATTAATTATTTATCTCAATTAGTAGCAAGTACACAAAACATTGAACAACAACCTAAAGGGTTTACTGAACGAGATGTATCTCAAGCGCAAGGCAAAAAAGCACAAATGATGAATTGGAACATGGGAGGTGCTTTCTAATTTGAAAAAAGAAGTGCAATTGTTTAATGATAAGTTCGATACAAAAATTACAGATATACCAAATTTGAAATTTCTAGATTTCATTGAAGAAGGTGTTGAAGTTAAAGCAAACACAACAGAAATGAATGGTACTGATGGTGTTTTGATGGGTCCAACTACGTTTGGACCTTTTAATTTGATATTAAACTTTTCTTTTGTTGGAACAGATATTAAAGATTACGAATTGTTATTGCAAAAGTTAAGGAGCTTATTATTTCAAAGAGACCCATATTTTATTTGGCATTCTATGATGCCTGGGAAAAAATATGCTGTTTATTGTGAAGAAAATGCTATAGAAAGGAAAACACCAACATTTGGAGTATTCTCTATAAAGTTCTCAGTATTTAAAGGATATTCTGAATCACTCAAAGAGACAGACCAATTCAGCTTATCGAGTGGAGATTGGCAGTTTGAAGCAGTTGCTCGAGCTGATAATTCTATTAAGTATACACACACTAGTGATTATTTCGATATATATAACGGTTCATCAGATACTATAGACCCTTTACTAAGGCATAAATTACAAATTCAAATTAAAGCCAATGCACCGAATGGTATTACTATTCGTAATCTAACAACAGAAGATAAATTTGTTTATAAGAAGCCACTAACGCCAAGTAAAACATTAACAATACAAGGTGTTCATCCTTTGTTAGATGATAACAGAGTTGGCATTGATACAAATTGGCAATGGATTACACTAGCACCAGGATATAACACCATCAAAATTGAAGATGATAGTATTATTTCGGTTGAAACTAAATGGAGTTTCAACTTTATTTATAGGTAGGTGATTATGTGGACTCATTAATTTTAACAAATAGAAAGAAACAATTCGGAGAAATACTTACAGATTTAGATTATGAATCTTTTAAATATGAGTATGAAAAAAATAACGATAGATCAATTAGTTTCACTATTTTTAAATCTACCGAAAATGCAGATATCTTCGACACAATTACAAATGAAATGTTGTTGTTATGGAAGGGTCAATACTATGTTATTAAAAGTACAAAACCTATTTATGATGGGGTTGTGTTAAAGAATGAAATAGAAGCCAAACATATATTTATGGACTTTCAACATCACTATATAGATAAAGATTTAGAAAACGAAGAATTGAATACTGATGAAGATGATAAAACAAAACCTACCTACACCGTAGATGAATATATTAAATATATTTTCAAAGGAAATAAAATAGGCTTTAAATACAAACTTGTTGGTACATTTAACAAACGTATGCCTTTAGAGGAGTTAGGTGGGAAGAATGGTTTAGAAGCACTTGTGGAAGGCGCTGAATTATTTGGTTACATTTACTTTGCAGACAACAAAACAATTTATATTCATGATGAAGAAACGTTTTATGAACGTTCAGACGAACCTATTATATATAAATATAATAATGACGATGCACAGGTAACTATAAACACAGTTGATTTAAAAACAATCATACGAGGTTTTGGTAAAAAGAAAACTAAATCAGAAACAAAAAACTACAATCCAATAAAGCCTAATAATTTAAGTTATTCTGGACCTTTCATCAAAGAAGGTACATGGAAAACAGAACAGATAGGCGCAAGCTATACTAAAGAATTTGATTGTAAATGGGGAAATGAACGTCTTGAATGGACTTTAAAGAAAATGTCTAAAGGTGGCGTGTTAGAAGTATTCATCGACAACCAAAGCAAAGGCGAATTTGAATGTTATAGCAAGAATGCGGAAACAGAGAAAATAATTATAGCAAGTGGTTTAAGTAAAGGTAAACATACATTTAAAGCAGTGTTTAAAAGAGCTAAAAGTGGTGTTGACTATAAAAAGTCAGCACCTTGTATGTATGTTGGGACAAGCAAATCCACAGTGTTGAATTTAACAGCAGTGTTAAAAGGTGAGGATGTGTACTACACTAAAGCAACTTATAAATCACCTAACTATGAATCATTTGGCCATTTGGAAGCAGCAACAGTTTATGATGACGAAGCGTTAAATCATGATGATTTGATAAACACATTGAAAAATGAGTTGCAAGATGAACCGGTCGTGGAAATCGCTACTAATTATTTAGGCAGTGTTGAAGATAAACACTATATCCAAAGTGGTGATATTAAAGAAAATAGTTTAGTTCGTTTTATTCACAAACCAATGGGTTATAACGTGGAATTAAAAGTGGTTAAAATAACTGAATCACATCCGATTGTACCTAAACCAGTTGAAGTTGAATTTAGTAATGCAAGTAAAGATATTTTGAAAATTCAATTACAAGAAAGTATGAAAATCAAAAATATGAATAATTTTGTGATAAGCGAACGAGCAAGAAGAACAAATCAAGTTGTATCTACAAGTAATTATTCAGATTCTGTAGGGAGTGTTCTCATTGGCGAATGAAGCAGAAGTTAGATATTTAGAAGATAAAGAAGGAAATACTTTTATACCTGTAGCTCACGCTGATTATATTATAGGTTTACCGGAAAATTTGAACGACAGAATAACACAATTAGAAAATGATAACTATTATTTATCTAATAGAGTATATGAATTAGCTCAAAAAATACAAAATTTAGAAAAGGGGGATGGCAATGTATTATCTTAATTTTCCAATTGACTTAGGTCAAGAATATAGACGTATGATGGTTAGTAATTTTAAATATATTATTGAACGTTTAAACTATATCAATGATGATTTCCACTATCATCGAACAAATGAGAAGAACGCTCATACTTCTTCACAAATCAAACATGGTGGCAGAACGTCAAAAGATACTTTTAACGATTTACAATCGCAAATTAATCGCTTGGTCTTAGCACCTAGAAATAATAGCGCGAACGAAATTGTACAAGCAAGAGTTAATATGTTTGGTGATCGTTTTAATACCCTTAAAGAAAACATTAATGATTGGCAAGAACGAACACATATTAACAAAGAGGAAACAATAGAAGAAGTGAATAAAACAAAACAAGAATTGTTAGACATAGAGTATCGTTTTGAGCCAGACAAACAAGAATTTTTATATGTTACTGATTTAGGTCCTTTAACAAACACCGTCATGCAATATGCCTGGTTCGATGATAGAACTGGAGTCATTTACATGTCACAAGCACAGGGTGACGATTACATGATATCACGTTTGAAACCAAATGGAGAATTCATAGATAGTAGTTTGGTAGTAAACGGAGGACATGGAACACACAATGGTTATAGATATATAGGAGATGAATTATGGATTTATTCTCATATAATTGACAATGAGGGCGAAAGAAAAATCGTACGTTTCAAGTATAAACCTAACACTGAAATAGCATATGGTACTTATGGAATGGAAGAAGTGTTTACAGGGCATCCAGATAACCCGTATATTACACCCGTAATAAACGAAGAAGAAGGATTAATTCTTTTTAGAATACAATACCCAGAAGAAGAACGAGCAATAAGAAATGCACAAAATTATATTGAAATTAGAAAACTTGAGGATATTGATAATAGGGTTGACAATATCATTTATAAAATGGATATACCAGGAAAATACACATATTTTGGAGATAAAACACAACCTATGCAAGGGGTAGCTTTTGATGCCCAAACGTTGTATTGGTATACAGGTAATAGTAATCCTCAAGATAGAAATTACTTAACAGCTTTTGACTTAAAAACACATAAAAAAATATATAGCACACCAATTGATTACGGTGGTTCTGCTAGCATATATCCAGCAGATTTTGCTGAACCTGAAGGCATGCAACTTTATTATGACAATGAAAAAAGAAAGGCGTTGTTGATCGGATTTTCTGTGGGTGGTTCGAATAATAGAACGCATAAAATTTACGGTGCTGCCCAAAGAGGAGTTATAGAAAAATTAAAATCTCGTGGTACTCCAGTGCCTTTAACTGATACTGGGGGACGAACAAAATCATTACCAATCGACCCAAATAATTTGAGGTTGTTATCGAAAATAACAGAACCTGGATATTATTATTTATATACCAATCATACTGAAAATATAGACGATTTTCCTTTAGATAAAAAGTCGAGAGATGCAGGGTGGTTTTTCCAAGTTGAACCCCCTCAAACGAGTGGGGATGTGCTACAAAGGTTAGTCAGAAATAGTTATAACAGGAACTTACTCACTTTTGAAAGATTTGTTTCCAAACGAGCAGATGACGTTGGAGAATGGAATTTGGTTTATAAAACAGCAGGAGAATGGGAAAGAGTACCTACTCACATTAACAAAATGTCAGATTTAAATATAGTCGGCATGAGTTATTATATGACAACAGATGATTCTAAAAGAATGAGAGATTTCCCTTCGAGTAAAAAAGGAATTTCAGGATGGGTAATACATGTAGAACCTAGCAACAAAGGTGGTTTTATACAGAGAGTTGTTAGAAACGTATCAAATGTGAGAATGGAAATTCTTTATAAAACTTATCAAGCAAGTGGTGATACCAGTGATTGGTGGATGATTCCCGGAGAAGCTGTAAATTAGGAGGATAAATATGAGTAATTTAGATAAAAGTTCAATTATCAATATGGAAAACACTGCAAAATATCAACCTCGTTCAAAATTAAATGTTATCTTTTCAACCGCTGATAGAGATTCAGCGGTTTTTGTATTTAATGTAACAAAAGATAATAAACCCTTATTATTGAGTACGGAAAACGTCACTGGTCATATTGCACTAAAACACAGTGATGGGTCATTTGTGAAAGATACCTTGCATTTTACCGAGCCAAATATCAATGGGCGATTTGAATATTATATTCCAAATGATATATTAAAACGTGAAGGTACAGTTACAATGCAAGTCTTTATATCTGAAAAAGGTAATTCTAATGTGACTGTAGCTGAACGAATTGTAACGTTCGATATTGAAAAATCAATTGTTAGCCAAATCAGTGCAGAAACTAAACTTCAATATATCGTTGAATATGATGAGTTACAGGCTATTATCGCTAATCGTATTACTGATATTGAAGATAATATGGCAAATGCAGAAGATTATGTTTCGCAACTAAAACAAGCCAGAGAAAAAGGTTTAACTGATATTGAGGTGGCTAAAACCGATAGCATTAAAACTTTAAATGATTTAGCAGACAAACGATTAGAAGAAATAAACAATAAAGCAAGTGAGTATTCTAGTAAGTTTGATGACGATAAACAATATATGGATGATGAACATCAAGCGTTTAAAGAGAGTGTTCTGAATAGTGGAGTTGTTACTCAAGGGGAAACTAAGGAGTGGCAAAAATATAAGTTCACTGAAGATGATGGAACAATAAAATATACACCAAAAGGGTCTATAACAGATGTAAAAACTCTATCGGCGGGTTTTTACGAAACTGTATCTGACGATGATGCGTCAGGTCAGGATATCCCTTTAAATAACAGTTATGTACAAATAAAAGTATGGGAAGCTAACCTCGGACGCAAAGAGATAGAACTTACTTCTACTTACAACAACAAAAAATATTTTAGGGTATTCCATACAAATGGTGATAGAGATTCAGGTTGGTTGGAAATAGTCTCACTGCCCTCAGACGAAGAAATAGAAACTAAAAATAGCGCAGAATCACGCGCTAACGAAACTTTAACAGACGCTAATCAATATACTAATCAACAAATTACTAATCAACATACTGTTTTGTTTGAAGGGTCTGTGAACGGAGTGGGTAGTGAAATTATTTTGGAAGATTCTATAGATAATTATTCAATGATTATAATCAGTGGGGTTATGCCCGCTAAAAATTTTGACACACCTTTTTTGATTAATAATCATAAAGATTCTGTAAATGAAAGGTATATATTAAGTGAGTTTAATTTAATAGATGAAGATGGAGGTTTATCGGGATTTTGGGAAACTTCATTGGAAAGGGTGAATAACGTAACTTTCAAGATATTTCACGATGTGAGATATAACTTCTTTACAGGTGCTAAATCAGATGAAAATGTTAATGCATGGACTATTAAACGTATTGAGGGGTGGAAATAATGCAAATACTATTAAATGATAAAAACGAAATCACTAATTATGCAATAGTCGGTGGTTTTGAAGATGGTATTAAAATAGATAATATACCAGATAATTTTATTGCAAATTTCAAACCTAGATATTATTTGTATAACGAAGGGAAAATTGAAGTTAATAAAGAATACAAAGAAGAAACAGAAACATCCCCACCTATTGAAACACCTGACTTTAATTTATCAGGCACAGATGAAGAATTAAGAAAAATGTTTGCAAATATGCAAGTGCAGTTAGTACAAGCGAACATGATGGTTAAGCAACTCTCAGAACAGAACGCTAGATTATCACAAGAAATAGTATTAATAAACCAAAAACTAGAGGAGGTAACGAACAATGAAAATGTTATTCCCGAAGTTTGAAGATATAAAAATAATGTATAGTGAATGGCATTGTTACACAAATGACCAAATAAAATGGTTTACTGATATGGAAGTTATCGACAAAGAAGAATACGCATTGATCACAGGAGAGAAATATCCAGAACAACCACAGGCTTAGGCTTGTGGTTTTATTTTATAGAAAGTGGGTGAGTGAATGAAAAGGACATTTAGTATTAGTAAGTTAGACACAAAAGAAATATTGTTAATCACTCAATCCTTACTACTAGGTTCGACCATATTTGGACGGGGTGTACTTTGGTTTACAAGTCCAGAAACAATATTGAAAGATTCGTCTTTTTATCTAGCTTTAAATGAAATCATGCCTATTTGGTTATGGGGTTTAATAATTATGGTTACTGGTTTTCTATATACTATGAGTGCATTGTTTGTGACAAGTATGGAAGAAAACAGCAAATATTATTTCTTCATCTTTGTAGGCGGTTTAACCTCGTCGGTATTATACTTCATTATGACGAGTGCCGGGTTGTACAATAATTTAAATTGGCTAACACCATTCAACTTTTTAATATTGACAGCGTGGACTGGTGTTACATCGTTTGTAGGTGGTGCGGAGTTATATGGTAGACGAAAATAAGTTTGTTACACACGATGTATTTAATACACGTGAACGAAAAATATATCAGTACATTGACAGAGGCGACCAAGAGTTAAAAGATTTATACCATAAACTAGATAAAAAGTTAGAGTTAGATCAACAACGAGGCGAACAAACGATAAAACAACAAGATAAAATGATAGATAGTTTAGACAAGATTAATAGCAATTTAACTGGATTTGATAAGCGTGTTTCTAATATTGAAACGCAAACAAAATCAAACACAGATGCAATAAAGGAAATTAAGGCAACAACTAAAGAAAAGAAAATGGGTGCTGTTCAAGTAACAATTGCCATCATAACGGCGTTAGGTGGTATTTTTGCAGCAGCGATAGGTTTTGCACAAGTATTCTTTTAGAGTCGGCTCATTGAGTCGGCTTTTTATTATGGAAGGAGAAAGTTAATGAGAATATATAAAAATAAAGACATTACCACAAATATTGACACAGAAAAAACGAGTATAAATAATTCAGACACTTATTTTTATACAGAGGATAAAGGAAGCGCAGCTTTGAGAATATTTATAAATCATCGCAAGACTGCCTTTAATTTAGATGATACGAATTTAAAACCAGTATTGGACTTGTTCCACACCGATGGGTCAATTTGGTTAGATGAACCTTTGGAAGTAATTATGTCAGATAAAGGGATTTTACAGTACAATATACCGAATAATGTTATAGCACATGCGGGTCTAATCAAAGCTAAGTTATTTCTAAGGAATGCAGAACAAAGTGTTCATGTGGCTAACTTCACATTTGACATCAAAGATAGTGGTATTGAGGGTGCAATAGAAAAAGAAATAAGCGTTAATATTGTTGATGATGCAGTTAGACGTATTGTGAAAGAAAATGCTATTGAAATATTAAGTGATGAGTATAAAGAAAAAATTAATCAAGATGTTGTTGATTATGTAGCAAGCAACCCAGATAAATTTAAAGGTGAAGATGGTAAACCTTTAAAATATTCCGACTTAACCACGAAAGAAAAAGAAGAACTAAGAAGCAATATCACTGACCAAAGTATAACTGATTTTGTGTTGAAAGATAATAGTATCACAACTAATAAAATTGCCGATAAATCAGTCACACCTGATAAGACTAATTTTATAATTAGTGGAAAGAATAAGTTTGATAAAAACAAAGTTTTTATTGGTAAAGTTTTAACCGGCCGTAATACAATGGTCGATTCTCCAACATATGACGTTTCACACGATATTACCTTAACAAAAAATGAACAAATAACTATTTCTAAATTAAGAAATTATAATTTTATCAACACTGACACAAATGAAATCACTGCTGACGTAACTACTAGAACTAATTACACTTTCACTGCACCGTCTAACGGTGTATTTAAGTTTACTCTTTTCCATGCTGATATAGATACGACACAAGTAGAATACGGAAGCGTTGCAACAACATATGAACCTTATTATAAAAAACTTTCCGATGAAATAGTTACGAGTAAAGTAAATGTGGACAACACTTCAAATTATTCGGTTGAAAAAACAGGAAATAATTTTAATTTTAAAACCATTCTTAACGGAAAAACTTTAGAAATAAGATGTGTTTCTAATGGGAGTAAAAATGATTCTTTTAATTTTGATAGAACGTTATACGATGGGAATATAGTACATGGTACAGGTGATGACATCACACCAGTAAGAACGTTTACCACTGTGGGTGCTAATCATGGTTATACGTGTATTGTAGAAATTCCAAATACAGATAAAGTAAAGACTGATTTAGGTAGCACATGGACTGACGGCACGACACAATATGTGTTATTAAGAATTGTAAGTGGAATGTTAGTGTTTGGTTGTCCTTACTCTGACACAAATGGTTATGTCACATCTTCTACTGTGTCACCAGTGGCAACTTTAACACATGTAAGTGGTGCTACAAATAAAAACAACATATCAATTACAGGTGTTAAAACGAACACACAATTATATCCATCAACAGGTAAGGTTAACGTTTCAATTTTGGCAGATGGTAATTCAATTGAGCAGGACGGAAATTACAAATCTAATAAAGTTGATGTTATAGAAAGTTACGAAATATTAGATTATAAATCTATAATCGAATTTGCTAAAAGTAATATTGGTAAAGATTATGCTGATTATCGTAATTCGATACAAGGTGTACTATCTATGAGTAACACGTTCCATTATTATGACAAAGGTAAATGTACTACTTCACACAGTATAAGACCATTACAAAAAGTATTAATGAGTAGAACAGGTGTCTTACAATCTATGCCATTAGAACACCCTACATTACCTAGTTATCGTTTTGTTCCTAATGTAGGAACTGTAGGGAATGTTGATTTTACTAAACCAATAAATCTAGCAAACTATAATGTTTCTAGTTATATTTACAGAGATAATTTAATAGATGCAACTAAACCTACAGATAGATATATAGATTACATTACGAGCAATGATAAAATAGAATTAGCCTTTACTATGGGTCATGTTGTAGATAAAACAAATAGTAGTTACAAAGATAGACTTGAAAACGTTCCAAATGTTTTATGGGATTTCCGTTCCACTAAGAAATCTTACCCTACTGTGTTAGAAAACAAGATAATTGATGTTGGGGAATACTTTAATTTTGAAGGATATAGAAATTACTTTGTTCCTAAAAATGACGTAATAAATTCAAATACGGTAACTGATAACCAATCAACTTACATCTATATTGACGTTATGAATAAAAATAGTTTTAAAACGACTAATTTCTATAACTTAATAGGAAGTCAAGTAGAAGTAATATCTTCTGATGGTTTTGAACTTAAATCAAATATTATAGATAGTAATGGTTTAAATTATACTATAACTAAACCAAACGGGTATGCAATATTAAAAACGATTTAATATATCAAATGAAGTCACTCCTAACGGGGTGGCTTTTTATTATGGAGGTTTTTAGATGAATATTACAAAAGGAACGGCAGTAAGGATTCTAGCTTTAATTTTAGCTTTAATAAATCAACAACTTACAAAACATGGTATTAGTCCTATTCCTAGTGACGACCAATTATTAAGCGATATTGTTGTTTGGATTATTGGTGCATACACAGCTTATAAAGATAACCCAATAACTAAAGAAGGTAAGCAAGCAAACGATAAATTAAAGCAATTGAAATATGAAAAGAAACAACCAACAACTGGAAAATCACCTAGTAATTTTGACGCAGATAAAGACGGACAAATATAGGAGGGGTTAAATGACTGTAAATAAAACTAAAGCTCAAGCATATGCATATATGAGTAAATTAAAAGGTAAATGGTGGGACTTTGACGGAGCATTTGGAGCACAGTGTTTTGACTTAGCTAACATGTATTGGAATTATTTAACAGGTGGACGTTTAGCAGGTTACTATGCAAAAGATATACCTTTTAAAAATAACTTTAGTGGGCTAGCAACTGTATACGAAAATACACCTAGCTTTTTACCACAAAAGGGAGATATAGTAGTGTTTCATAGCGGCTATGGTAGTGGTGCAGGTCATGTAGCTATCGTATGGAGTGCTAACTTAAATACATTTGTATCATTAGACCAAAATTGGTACGGTGGTGCGCAAAGTAACCCTAGAGAAGTAGCTCAATTAGTTACCCATTATTATGACAATCCTATGTATTTCATTCGTCCACATTATAAAGCTAAAACTAGCACTGTATCGAAAGTTAAATCCGCAATTGCAAAACCTAAAGCAACTAAATCAACTGGTAAGAAGATTCTTATTGCTAGTGGTCATGGATATAATGACCCTGGTGCAGAAAACAAGGAAATGAAATTAAATGAACGTGATTTCATCCGTAAATACATCGCCCCAAATGTACAAAAGTATCTTAAACAAGCAGGTCATACTGTAGATCTATATGGTGGAAGTAAACAGAATCAAAACTTGTACACTGATACTGCATATGGAGAACGTATTGGGAACCACAAAGACTACGGCATGTATTGGGTACACAAGCAGAAATATGACATAGTCGTTGAGTTACATCTTGACGCAGCAGGTGCAAGTGCATCAGGTGGTCATGTAATCATTTCTAATCAATGGCCAGCAGATAAAGTGGACAAAGATATTAACAATTGTTTGAAAGCTACTGTGGGTACTATCAGAGGTATTGACTCACGTAATGACTTACTCAATGCTAATGTAGCTGGTCGTTTAGGTACGAATTACAGACTTGTGGAAATGGGCTTTATCACCAATAAAAAAGATATGAATTATCTTAAAAAGAACTATGATAGATTTAGTAAAGAACTTGCAGGGGCCATCAATGGTAAACCAATTGGTGGTACAAGTGCAGGTAGTAAAAAAGCACCGCAAACAAAATGGAATTGGAAAGGTAGATTCACACCCAATACAGCTATTAACGTTAGAACGTCACCATCGTTAAAAGGTAAAATAGTAAGTAATAACGTTTTATCATTTACTAAAGTGAAAACAATTAAGTTTAACTTTATCGTCAAAGCAGATGGGTATTGGTGGATAAGCTACACATTTAAAGGTAAAACTTATTACAGTGCTATTTGTAAAATTACCGATAAAAAAGAACGGATTAAAGCGGAGAAATATTGGGGTAAATTAAAATGGAATTGGCATGATTAAATTCAAATAAACGGGGTACAATGTAAGTACACCACGTGATCATATTAAGGGTAGGCACTTATGTGCTTGCCCTATTTTTTTATGGTATAATTTATTTACATGTATAAGCCCTTTCCCGAATAGTTTTATATCCGCCACCCACACATGTCACTGGGTGGTTATTTTTATATTTTTGTTTTATAATTAACTTGCTAATAAAAAAACAAATTACTCTAGGTGATAAGGATATTCTGTTGTATTCTCCACAACAAAGGACTCTTATCACTTTTTTATTTACATATACGAACAAGTGTTCTATTATATTCATGAGGTGATTAT